CAAGTTTTTATTTTGCTTGGCGCCTGGGCCTGTGCCACTTGACGCCAAGATTAACCGTCGCTCAATGATCAGTGAGGCCAGCCGCGTTATTTAACGAAGCGTCGCTCCAGCCTACTGATCCCAGGTCCTGCTAGCTGAATTTAATTCGACACAGGACCAGGGATCAGCACCTCTCATAACTCGATACCATTGGTTCAGTTAGCAAGGTACTGATCGCATCAATTTAATTATCTAAACAAGTAAATTAAATTAATAAATATATAATAATATAGGATTGTGGCAAAAGTATGTCATAAGTCTAGGTGCGACAATCTTGACCAAGTCAAGAAAAAAATTGTCACTGCGACATATTGTCGCAGGTGCGTCAATCTGTTCAAAATTATTTTTTGTTTAGACATATTCTTGCCACAATATTTTTATATTCTGTCAGCATGAAAGTTAAAAAAGAAAATATAAAAATCAGTAGTGCAATATATAATGTTGTTCCACATTCTTTCAACCTTGCCAAAGAAATTTGGGAAAGTGAAAGTATTATAGATGATGTTGACTATTACATTCCTGATTTTTTAATTAATAATATCTTTAAAATAAAACATAACAAAGCGAGGAAAGATGAGTACAGAAAGTAAGTTTTTCATAATCAAAAAGAATAATTGGCGACATAGAAATTATTCTACTTATGAAATTATGAAAGAGAAAGCATTTAGTTTGGAAGAAGCTACAAGAAAACTTTTAGCTTATGAACAATTAAATGAGGACAAAGACATTACTTATCACTTAAATAAAGTTGATGAGTATTTAACAAGCAACGAGGAACCTCTAGTTTTAAATGAGGAAGTTGCATAAATTATTTTGTGGCAAGACAAAATCTTGCCACAATTTTTTGGTAATATAAAAATAGAAAGCGAGGAAAAATATATGCAGAAAAAGATAACTTTAAATGCAGAAAAAAGAAAAGTAATTGCAGATCAATTTCAATTATTTTATGAAAATAAAATAAAAGATAAATTGAAACTAGCAAAAGAACAATACGATCTTATGCGAGAGAAAGCAAAAGAGAAGATTGAACAAGTTGTAAGATATCATCAACCTCAAGAGGACATTGATACAATTAGATCAATGATTAACAAATATAGTAGAGCAGGTGGCGAATTGTATGAAGATAATTGTTTCTATGTTTCAAGTCCAATTACTAAAGTTGATGATGAGGGTAGAGAATATAATGACAATCAGGAAACCCATATTAGATTTAATATGGGCAGACAATTTGCAAGAGCATATTATCGTGATGAGATGAGGGCAAAAGGTTTGAACCCTGATTTTCATTTATCTATTGAGGAAGATTACTCAAAAAGAAATCCAAAATATTATGCTGATGAAACTGCAGTAAATAATTATTTGGGTTTTTCTCATTCAAGGAATGATGTATCAGGAAATAAATCTTATCCCAAAGATGAGTGGGACAATGATTTTAAATTATGGACTATTGGTTCTAATTATTGTCATTCAAGACAATTTAAAGTTGATGAAAATACATTAGAATTTTTTAAAATGTATGTTCAATCAGCAGATGAAGTCAAGAAAGCACATGAGGAAATTTATTCTTATGTTGAGGACAAAATGCAAAAAGTAAGATTAGGTTTAAAATCTTATCGTACTTTTGACCAAGCAAAACAATTAGCTGATAAAGTTGGTGTTGTCTTAAATGAAACAATGATGAATGATAGTAGTTCAACAGCATTGTCAATCTATAGCCCAGAAAATTTGGCTAGTCTTTTGGAAGATAAGGAAGTCTTAACAAGAGAACAAAAGATTGCGATTGCAAGACAGCAAATGCAACAGACTGCGACAAATTAGTTATTGTCTTATAGGACTATCCATGATAGGATAGTCCTATATTAAGAAAGTGAGGAAAGTATGATAAAAGAAAACACAAATATAAAAGTTGGTTGGTTCATGAAAAAATATAACAAGTTCCAAGTTAGACTTGGAAAGTTTGACGATAAATCTAAAGAGTGGGTCACAAGTAAAGGCGACAAGTGTATTACTTTTTTTGATACATATCGAAACCGATACACAACAGCAGTTAATTATTTTATAAATGAGGTATAATATGACAGAACTAAAAGAAGAACACTTCGAGGTTATTGATAGCAATAGAGCGAAAGTTTATGAAGAACAAAAATCAATGCGTCAAGAGTTGGTAAGGTGGATTGAAAGTTGTGATGTTAGACACATGCACGAACTTTATTCCGAAATGAAACGAATGAAAAAGGAGTGGGAGTAAAATATGAGCGACTTTAATTGGTGTCATGGTCCAGACTGTCATACAAAACACACACTAGATCGAGTGCGAGGTACTAAGGGTTCCAAAGTTTTAAGAACTAGAAAAATAACTTTGAATGATTACATGAAAAATAATCCAAACTATTCTATGAATTGGTTTTGTAGTAATGGTTGCGAGCGAGATTTTTGGTATGCATATGGCAATGAGATAAGGCAGATTGCACCAAGGACCGAGCCTCTTGAAACACCTATTGAAAATCCAGAACGAACTAAACATACAACAAGTTATGGATATACTTATTATGATACAAAGATAACCGAGGTGTGACAAGATTGACCATTTACCTTTGTGCCTATTCGTGTTAGAATAGGCACATAGAAAGCGAGGAAACATGGAACTAAAATCAACAGCTAAATTTCAAATAATAGAAGACAATAAACATGAGCCAGATTTAAAATCGGCTCAACAGTTTGTAGGTGGCATGGTTCAAGGTATTGAATTCCCTAACGGCGATTACATGATTATGAATGAAGAAGGTAAGATGTTAGGATTACCAGTAAATGAGCAGGCTACAAAGTTATGGCGTGAGACATTTACCAAAGATAAATATTTATTTGGATATGATGACTTCGTATGTGGTCCAGTTATCTACATAAAGAAACAAGCCCTCAAGCGTTGGGCAGCTTAGTTCTGTTAATCTGGTACCTCAATAGAGGTACCAGGCCTCTTCCAAAATTTGAAATTTTTAAATAAACATATATACTGTCAAGCAAAAAGGGGTCCCGAGGGTGCGACATTTTGCCAAGTTTTGGATATTCAAAGCCGTAAAATACTTTTTGGGATTTAAAAACACATATGAAAAAATTTTTTAGAAAATTTTTTGGAATGCATTTATGGATATAGATAAGTTAAAAAAGTTTGATAAATTACCACCTGATGTAAAAAGACAATTAGCTATTTATATGTCTAAGTGGAAAGAAAAGAAAAAACAAACCACAATTAGAGATGACTTCATGGCTTTTGTTAAACATGTTTGGCCAGATTTTGTGGAAGGTGCTCATCATAAAAGAGTTGCTAAAAAATTTAATGATATAGCAAATGGAAAAATTAAACGTGTTATTATCAACATGGCACCTAGACATACTAAGTCTGAGTTTGCATCTTACTTATTACCTGCATGGATGGTTGGTAGAAATCCTAAATTAAAAATTATTCAATCTACTAACACTACAGAATTATCTGTAAGGTTCGGACGTAAAGCAAAACAACTTATGGATTCACCTGAGTACAAAGAAGTATTTCAAACAAGACTAAAAGAAGATTCCCAAGCTGCAGGTAAATGGGAAACACAACAAGGTGGAGAATATTATGCTGCTGGTGTTGGATCTGCAATTACTGGACGGGGTGCCGATTTATTAATTATTGACGACCCACACACTGAACAAGATGCAATGAATGCACAAGCATTAGATAGAACTTATGAATGGTATACATCAGGTCCACGTCAACGTCTTCAGCCTGGTGGAACGATTGTTATCGTTATGACTCGTTGGAACGAAAAAGATTTAACAGGAAGATTAATTCATGCACAAAAAGAACCTAAAGCTGATCAATGGGAAGTAATTCAGTTTCCTGCAATCATGCCTTCAGGAAAACCCCTGTGGCCTGAATACTGGAACATAAAAGATTTACAAGCAGTCAAAGCCTCGATCCCTGGTTCAAAGTGGAATGCACAATATATGCAAAACCCAACTTCTGAAGAAGGAGCTCTTTTGAAAAGAGAATGGTGGCAAAAATGGGAAGGGGATCTTCCTCCATTGGAACACGTCATTCAATCTTATGATACTGCATTTATGAAAAAACAAACCGCTGACTTTTCTGCAATTACTACCTGGGGCGTGTTTCATCCTAGTGAAGACTCTGGTGCCTGTCTCCTGTTGCTTGATGCAATTAAAGGTCGATATGAGTTTCCAGAATTAAGAAGAGTGGCTCTAGATCAATATGGTTATTGGCAACCTGAAACAGTTATTATTGAATCTAAAGCTTCAGGATTGCCTTTGACTTATGAACTAAGAAAAATGGGTATTCCAGTTTTAAACTTTACACCAAGTAAAGGAAATGATAAACATACTAGAGTTAACAGTGTTTCTCCTCTGTTTGAATCAGGGAGAATATGGGCGCCCACGGAAATGGAGTTTGCACAAGACGTTATTGAAGAATGTGCTGCGTTTCCTTTTGGAGATCATGATGACTTGGTGGATAGTACCACTCAAGCAATTATGCGTTTTAGACAAGGAGGTTTAATAGGACATCCTGAAGATTATCAAGATGAACCTTTACAGAGACCTCAAAAGGTGTATTATTAAATGATGAGAGAAAATTACGCAATTGGTTCAGATGATGACATGCCACCTGAAATAGAGGACATGCCTACTGATGAATATTTAGAGTTATTAAAACAACTAGGTGCACCTGTTGAGAATCAGGCATCAGGCATCAGGAGTCTTGAGAAAAAAACAGCATCAATGGATGCTAATGAAAAAGAATTCATGAGACTCGTAGATGAGTTTATGGAAGATGGTTTTAGTCTACAAGAAGCAATTGAAGAAGCTAAAAGAGAATTAGAAGAAAAATCTGTAAGAAGAAAAGCTCCATCAATTAAATTAGCAGAATATGAACCAGGTAATTATGATCCATTGATCGTTGATGAGTATGAAAAATATAAATATGATGCTGAAGAACAAGGTCAACCTGTTATGTCGATTGATGAGTTTTTAAGAATGGCAAGAAGTCAAGCTATGGGTGGTGGCATTATGAGAACTAATTTTAATGCAGGCTCTGCAGAAATTTATGAACCTGAGAGATTAGAACGACAAGCAGAAATTAGAGAAGAAAAAGCAACAGATATTCCAAGCAGACGAAAAGCAAAAGATTTAGATTTAGATATAATGAAAATCAAAGAGCTAATTAAAAAAGCAAAAGAAGAAGAACAAAAAAGAGCTAAGGGCGGTATTGCAGGAGTACTGTAATGCCTGATCAAGTCCCACCTAAAAAACCAAAAAACTATTCTAAAATTTTAGACATGTTAAATACATCAGACATGGCTAAAGCATTAACGCCAAAAACATATATTAATTTAGTAGGTGAATATTCTAAGAAAGCTTTAGACAACGGAGAAATCTCTAAAGAAAAATATATGAGTATTATTCGACCTTTATTTGGTGATGTAGGAATTATGGCTTCTAAAAAGATTGAGGCTTATCAAAAAGATTTAGAGCGATATGCAACAGGAGGCAGAGTTAATTTTAAAGACGGTTCTAACTATTGGTCAATGGTCACACGTAAATTTATTGAAGCAGGAGGAGAGAAAAAAACTGGAATGAACATTAATCAATTTGCAGCAGAATACTTTCCTAAAATGAATAATGACTAAACGATTAACTAAGACAGTTCCACCTAAATCGGGGCCAACCAGTCAGGGCTTGAATATTAATTATAATACTGTTAAAAGTATCAAACTTACGGAGAAAATAAATGGCAGACGACAATATGGACAAGGCTTTACCAAACGAGCCTAGAAAAGAAATTACACTTCCTGGTCAAGAAGAAATTCAAGAAACTTTAGTAGAAGAAGTTCAAGAAGAATTACAAAAACCTGGAGATGTAGAAACAACCGAATTAGAAGATGGATCAGTTGAAATCAACTTTGATCCTAGTGCCGTTTCTCCTGAAGGTGGAGATGACCACTACGCTAACTTAGCAGAATTTTTACCTGAAAATGTTTTAGCTTTATTGGGTTCAGACTTGAACCAAAAATACATGGACTATTCTTCCTCAAGAAAAGATTGGGAGAAAACATATACTCAAGGTTTAGATTTATTAGGTTTTAAATACGATCAAAGAACAGAACCGTTTCAAGGAGCTTCAGGCGCAACGCATCCAGTTTTAGCAGAAGCAGTCACACAATTTCAAGCTTTAGCCTATAAAGAATTACTTCCAGCGGATGGTCCTGTTAGAACTCAAATTCTTGGAATTCAAACTCCAGAAAAAGTTCAACAAGCTAGTCGTGTAAAAGATTTTATGAATTATCAAATTATGGATCAGATGAAAGAATATGAACCAGAATTTGATTCTATGTTATTTCACTTACCACTCGCAGGTTCTACTTTTAAAAAAGTATACTACGATGAAGTGGAAGGACGAGCGGTATCAAAGTTCGTTCCTGCAGATGATTTAATTGTTCCGTATACAGCTACCTCATTAGATGATGCGGAAGCAATTATTCATCGTGTAAAAATTTCTGAAAACGAATTAAGAAAACAACAAGTCGCAGGTTTTTATAGAGACATTGAATTAGCTAAACCTGAAAACAAAGAAAGCGACGTTGAGAAAAAAGAACGAGAGTTAGAAGGTATTTCTAAATCAAGAAATGAAGATGTATATACTTTATTAGAATGTCATGTGAATTTAGATCTTGAAGGTTTTGAAGATGCAAATTCAGAGACTGGTGAGCCGTCAGGAATTAAACTTCCATATATTGTAACCCTAGAAGATGGATCACGTGAGATTCTTTCCATTAGAAGAAATTATGAAATAGGAGATCCAAAGAAAAATAAAATACAATACTTTGTACATTTCAAATTCTTACCTGGTTTAGGTTTCTATGGTTTTGGTTTAATTCATATGATTGGTGGTTTATCAAGAACTGCTACATCTGCATTAAGACAATTACTCGATGCTGGAACCTTATCTAATTTACCTGCTGGATTTAAAATGCGTGGTATTAGAATTAGAGATGATGCACAGTCTATTCAACCTGGAGAGTTCAGAGATGTAGATGCTCCTGGTGGTAATTTAAGAGATTCATTTATGATGCTTCCGTTTAAAGAACCGAGTCAAACATTACTTTCATTAATGGGAGTAGTAGTTTCAGCAGGTCAAAGATTTGCATCAATTGCAGATTTACAAGTTGGTGATGGCAATCAACAAGCTGCAGTTGGAACAACAGTTGCATTATTAGAACGTGGTTCAAGAACCATGTCGGCAATTCACAAAAGAATTTACTCAGCTCTTAAGAATGAATTCAAACTTATGGCTAGAGTATTCAAGTTATATCTACCACAGGAATATCCATATGATGTCGTTGGGGGTCAAAGAGTGATTAAACAATCAGACTTTGATGATCGCGTAGATATATTGCCAGTTGCTGACCCTAACATTTTCTCACAGACACAGCGTATTTCACTTGCGCAAACGGAACTCCAACTGGCAACCTCAAATCCACAAATGCACAACATGTATCAAACATACAGAAATATGTATGAAGCATTGGGTGTAAAAAATATTGATGCTATTTTAATTAAACCAATGCCGCCTACACCAAAAGATCCAGCGTTAGAACATATTGATGCTCTAGGTGGTCGACCTTTCCAAGCATTTCCTGGACAAGATCATAGAGCTCACATGACCGCGCATTTAAATTTCATGGCAACGAATATGGCTAGAAATAATCCAATGGTAATGGCTTCATTAGAAAAAAATATTTTTGAACACATTAGTTTAATGGCTCAAGAACAAGTTGAATTAGAATTTAGAGATGAGTTAATTCAATTACAGCAGTTAACACAAATGGCTCAACAAAATCCTCAGCTGCAACAACAAGTTATGATGTTACAACAGAAGATTGAATCTAGAAAAGCTATTCTAATTGCTGAGATGATGGAAGAATTTATGAATGAAGAGAAAAAATTAACTTCACAATTTGACAATGATCCGATTGCTAAGTTAAGAGCAAGAGAATTAGACCTTCGAGCACAAGAAAATGCTAGAAAAGAACGTGAAGGTAAGGAGAGAATGGATCTTGATAAGATGAAAGCTATGATGAACCAAGCAAATCAAGATGAAAAACTTGAACAGAACGAAGAATTGGCAAAATTAAGAGCTGATACTTCAATTGAAAAGACTGTTTTAAGTAAAACTCTTCCAAATGCAAATCAAATGATGCCAAATATATCAATTATGAGAAGTGGAAACGACTAACATGAGAAAAAAAATGACAAAATCAGAAAAAAAGGTTAAAAAGGTCATGAGGGAATTCAAAAGAGGTGAATTACCTATTGGTCAGTCAAAGAAAAAAGTAAAATCGCGTAAACAAGCGATCGCAATTG